AATGTCCAATTCGCGTTTTGATCAGGAATAATAGGTCCCCAAACTAAAAGCTGACTTATATGTCCTGTTCCTTCAACACCTGTTACAGAAACATTTGCGTGTGCATTTATGGTTAATGTACCTAACGCAGTAGTTCCTACTAACCCTGTTATTGAAATAACATTATTAGTAACAAGAGATAAACTACCTAAAGCACTGGTTCCTGCAACACCTGTTGGGTAAACATTTGCGTCGCAAGTTACGGTTTCATCACCTTGTGCGATAGTAGAAGCAGTACCACTAACGCTAGTGATAGCTACTCCGTTAGCTACAACCGTACCTACAGCACCTGTTCCTGCTTGTCCTGTAAGAGAAACTGAAATAGAAATTTTTGCTGTTACACTACCTAAAGCAGAAGTCCCTGCTACACCAGTTTCTGAAACATTAGCTGCTCCTGTTGCAGTAAGACTTCCTATTGAACTTGTAGCTGCAACTCCTGTTTCTGTAACATTAGCGTCACCACTTACAGTTTCAGATCCTAAAGCTGTGGTTCCTGCTAACCCAGTAACTGAAATATTAGCAATTCCCGTAGCTGTAAGGGAACCAATTGAACCTGTACAAGTAACCCCTGTTTCTGTAACATTAGCATCACAACTAACTGTTTCTGTGCCTAACGCAGAAGTACCTGCAACACTTGTAAGGTTTACAGTTACACTAACACTTGCAGGCTGACCCCATGGACCAGACCCCCAAGTAGATCGACCCCAACCAGCCACTAAGTTATGCTATTCTTATTACAGCGTTACTTGCGTCAGCAGTTGGGAAAGATATTGTAAAACTTCCAGCTGTAGAAGTTTTATCTCCACCAAAATCAAATACTGCTACCGCAGGATCACCTGATGCTGTGTCGTTGTAAATCATACAACCTCTAGCAGTAATGGAAGCTGTGCCAAAAGTTAAATCAGCAAAATCTGTGAACGCAGTGGTTCCAGAAGTACTTGGATTAACGTTTGTTAATGCTGCTCCGCCCGCAGTATAGTTTGTTCCTGACGCTTCTTGGTTTGTACTATACGCTGTAGTTGCTGCTGTCATAGTTGCAGAACTTGTGTATAAAGCCAGCTTGAAAGAGTTACCTCCAGAAGCTTTAAAATTATGTACTGCTTGCAAAAGCTCGCTTTTAAAAGAAGTGCACATTGCTTGTGTAATTGCCATTATAGTCTCCTAATAATATTAGCTAGGTCTTTGTGACCTTGCTGTTCTAATTGATTGCATATTGTACACATGTGGTTTTTTATTGCTTCCGTCATGTAATATGCAACTACCTGTTTGCATGCTTCTCTAAAAGCATGAGCTTGTGCCCTAATGGGTGCAGGGGCTTCGTCGCTAATGGAAACTAATCTTTTAGTAGCCATTTCTGCAACTTCTTCTACAGTGTGCCCTCTGTAATCTGTTGTGGTAACTCCTAAGCTACCGACTTCTGTATCAGAATTAATTGAAAACATTAATACTCCTTTGGTTCTGGTGGTAAATCATTTCTATCTATCATTTGTGGTCTACTAGGTGTTTCTTCTTTAATCACCTCTGACCATTTACAAGTTTGTATTGTACCTTCTTTTAAATATGTAACAACTGGATCTTCTAAACGATGATAACCGTACAGTTTTTCTTTTATGTCTACATTAGTTTCTAGTAAATTAGAACGAGGAGCGATTGAAACTTCTATATCATTTTCCATGCATTTTGCTAACCAAAATTCACAACAAGCTTTTCCAGACTCAGCGTAATGCATATTTGTTTTATAAGTAAAATCAACTCCAAATACTGTTAAACTACCTATTTTATTCCATAATGCAAAAGCCATAGCGTAAGCTACCGTGTTATTAAAATAAGAACACTTTAAATCAGCTACTAATGAAGTTAATGGAAATTCTTCTGCATAAGGAACTCTATCATCTAACTCGCATGTGTAAAGTGGGTAATCAACCTGTGGTAGATGTTTTCTCATCATAAAAGTCATGCTTCCTGCGTCTTCTGTATCAAAAAATCTAGACATAGGATCTAGGATAAAGGCTCTATCTATTTCTGGAAGAACTCCTATCATTGCATTCACAGCCCATATTTCATCAAACGATACGCTATGGACTTGAGATAAATGAAAATCTATCTGGCTTTGTCCCATAGCTACTAAAGCTACGTTTTTATCCGCTAAGTCAGCTATAGGCTCTTTTAACATGTTTTATTGTGGAGGAATCCTGATGTTGTCATATCTAGACTCATCTCTTACGTCTTTAGATTCTCCTAATAATTTTAACCTAGCTAACCCTTCTTGATATTTTACATCGTATGTTTGTATTTCTGCAGGATTTAATTTCATAAAAATTGCAGCTTCAACTAAAGAACCGTATAACAAAGTATTTGAAGCATTTGTAGATAACCAAGTGGTTCCACTGTCTCCTGCGTCTACTAAAGAAGCGGGTCTATAAAAATAATGCAATTCAAAGGTAAAGTTTGCGTTTGGTGTTGGAGCCAGGATAAAAGTATCGTCATCAAACTCTGCGTAGTAAAGGGGTTCCCCTGTTGTAGCTGCTGCTGGTGTGTAGTCTCTTATCCAGGAAACATGCTTAAGCAACAAATAAGTGTAGTTACTACTAGAATCCAAAACAGCTAAACTAAACGGAGATAAAAAATCTGTAGGGGTAGCTAAATAAGTATTCCCACTTGATCCTGTACCTGTTACATTTTTTCTAAAAACAGGCAGCTGCACTGATTTTAAAATCTTTTCTTCCGTTTGTTTTATAAACGTAGGAATAGTGTTTGTAAACGTAGTTTCAGTATTATCCATGTAATTTTGAATAGCTGTGGTTAATTGACTATATGTAAATCCTGCTGCCATTAATCTGTGCTCACTGTTAAATCGCCCAACTCTGTTTCACCTTCTTGACCAGAAAACGCACTTCCAATATTAGGATCGTCTCTAAACCTCATCATGTTAGTTCCTGTTTGGTCTATTACAGCAGAAGAAGGGTTTGTTGTTGTAACTTTACCTAATCCTGCTTGAGGCAAAGGAACATCTGGTCTAGGTTGCCATAAGACTTCTGCATCTACAGGAACCTGTATAGGTTCTAATTGTGGGTGTTTTGATTCATAACATTCTGGGCACACTCTTGTATGATCCCATTCTGTTTTCATAGTTAAATAAGGGTATTTCCACCCGCATCTATCGCAAATAGCGTTAGCGTATTTACCTGTAGCGTAGGGCATTAAATATACCCCCTATTCGGAACTAAATGTACGGAAGACCTATCTTCGTCGTACCTTAACGCATCCTCTAAATTCTTCTCATACAGAGGTTGTATGACAGATAATTTTTGAGTATTCTTTTTTAAACATAAATAATAAGCTAAACCAGAAGCTAAACAAGGCATAAACCTACTAGGTATATCTGCATCATTAACTGAATCTGTTGCGTCTTGTATTCTTTGCCAAACATAGTAAATGAGTTTATCCGTTGAATTCTCTGGTGTTGGATAAAGATGAATTACTGGAGTTTTTAAACGTTCTAACCAAAATTGCGTAGGTCGAGCTTTTGTTGACTTAGTTGGAATACTTATGTATTCATTTCTGTCTATTCTAGTTAATTGATAATCTGTAACAATACCATTCACTGTTCTTTGAATATACGCATCTAAAACATCAATATCGTAAGCGTTAATAGAGATGTCATTATCTCCTTCAGTGAGGGTTACTTCTGTCTTAGCAACTTCCCACATTTGGATTCCCCTGTTTGACCAATCTGCAAACATAATATTTAAAGAACGTCTTGCAGTAACAGCGTCATATGACGTGCGGGCTTCTAAGCCCGCAAGTTCATATGCTTCTTCTATTGCGGTTGCTACATTTAAATTAAATGTACGAGTACCTGAAGTTGCCATTATTTATTGATAATAAGCAACAAAAAAGTCGCAATTAGTTAAAGCTACATAAGCACCGTCTTTAAAATAACAACCCATTCCTGGTATGTAGTGATCGAAAGCTTCGTTCGCTGCTGAACCAAATTTGAATTGAGCTATTATTCTTGTACTACTAGCACTCGTACCATCATAAATAATAATGGTTGCATCGGCAGCACTAGACTGAGCCTGTATAGACTGTATTCTTAGTGAACCTAAATTAGTAGCCGTTCCTGCTCCAGAAGACCCTATGTATCCTTGTAATTGTCCTGTGCTTGTTAAAGGCACAGATGCTTTTACGTCTGAACTCATAGTAACCTCCTATTAAGCGTCAGCAAATGGTGTAACTATAGTTCCTGACCCTAGTATTATGCCTTCTACTGCATATTTAGCGGAAGCCATTGCAGTTACTTTCACAATACTGCCAACCAGTCCACCTTTAGTAGTTCCATTCATAGTAATAACATCGTTAGACGCACCAGATATAAAAGTTTTACCTGTAGAATCGTCTTTACCAGTATAAAGACCACCAACGAACTTATCAGTACCGTCAGTTAAAATATCCATATCTGTTGCTGCAGTTTCAACTACAAAGAAAAAACTAGCTCCTAAATTATTTGTTTGATTAGGATCGTCGTCTCGTCCAGGAGCGGTAGCTACAATACTGGGTAAAGTAAACTTACCGTCTGCATCATTACAAGTAAGTATTTTACCTGCGTGTGAAGCAACAGTTAATGAAGTGTCAGCTGTTAAACTAACTACTACAGCGTTACCTGCTGAAATAAATCCCGCCAATGATTTGACTGGACCTGAAAATGTCGATTTTGCCATATTAAGTCTCCTTAATGAATTCTATCGTCTTGGCTTGTCTGCTAGGTCAGTCGATAAAACAATTATAATTACCCTAGTTCTGCTTCATTCTATATCATAGAATGAAAAAAGAAAAGGGATCCGAAGACCCCTTTCCCTTTAAACATAAAAAAGTTTATGCTCCTGGTGATCCGAAGATTCCTCTCCAGTCACTCCAACCAAAACTATAACGCTCTCTAGCTTTGTATCTAACATTTCCAGTTTCAAAGTCACCTTCCATATTAGTTGCTACAGGCGTTCTAACGAAATGTTTTAATCCGTTAGGTACGTCAGTTTTGATAAAGAAAGCATCAGTATCTGTTAGATAATGATTTACAACATAGCCTTCAGAAATCATTCCCATGTTTCTGATTGCGTTGATGTCATTATCTGAAGTACCGACTCTTCCAGGAGTTTCCATTAGCCTATCCGCTACGAATTGCAAAGCAGGTGGAATGATTAATTTCCTTGCTTGTGCATTAACCTTTAAGTTTCTTTCATCTTTGAAAGCAGCGATATCAATCAATGCTTGCTCTAATGAAGTTTCATTAAGGTCAGCTGCTGTAGAAAGCTCGTTTTTCATGTCAACATTAGCAACAGTAGGGTGGTCAGTAGCACAAAGCTCTTTTCCATCTCCACCAACATATGAAGAACTAAACGCATTGTTTAATACGTTAGCTGCTTTCACTTGTTTAGTTTGTTGCATAGACCTAGCTAAAGCTCTTGTGTACCTTGAAGAAAGAGTATCGTAGAGATTATCTTCGATAGCTTCTTCAGTTAAAGAGAAAGCCAAAGCCACAGTTTCATGTGAATAACGAGATGTCCAAGCTTCTTGTGCTGTGTCGTAAACGACCGCCGCACCTTCACCTTTTACAGCTGCTTCGCCAAATCCAGTAAGCATCACTTCTTCTTCAAAAGCTCTTTCAGAACTTTCTGTGTCAAAAATGTCTTCATGCTCATTGTTATAGCGTTCGTACTCTAATCCAAAGAGTGCGTGCAGACCTGGAGTTAACTCTTTTACGAGTTGTGCTCTATTTATAGCCATTTGTTATTACTCCTTAAATTAAACCGCGAATGTATTCGTCGGGAATGTGAAGTAAGCTCTCGCATAAGCACCTATCGCATTGGACGGTGCCAAGTTAAAGCCCACACATAACGCCACTCCAGAAGAAGTTGTTGCAGTAACACCTTCTTTCGATCTACCATTGGTTGAAGAACCAGCAGTAGTAGAAAGAGTGTATTTATTGCCGATAAAACTTACGGCAGGAGTTCCTGCTGTAAATTGAGCTTCGTAAACGATACCAGGATCGCTGTAAACCAAAGCTTCGGCATCTGCACTACCCTGTGTAGCAGTTGAAGCAGCCCAAGACTTAGAATAAGTTGGGGTGCCGTCGGATGCAGTGTAAAACACGCCATAAAACACACCTATGGGAGTATCAGTAGCTCCTGCTTGTTGAACATAACCACTAGAAAGTGTAACTACATCACCACTATAAATAGCAGTTCCGTAACCACTAGCGATTCTCATACGAGCAGGTCTAATAATTCCTCCATACATGTGGTATGCTGGCGTGAACCCGTTTGGGGCATCAGTATTTGCCATAATTTATACCTCTATATAAAATTATTATTAATTAGACGACTCATTATTGGGTCGACTACCAAATTCAACCTTAGATGACCTTTGAATATCACTATCCTTAATAGGCATCTTAGGGTCGCTTTCTCGCATATAGTTATGGTCTACTCCCTCTAATTGGTCTCTTGTTTGTTGTTGAAAATAAGAGTTCCTTTCATCAGCGGTTTCAACTGGAACTTTAGCGAGGATTAAACCTCCTACCCCAATTACGCCAGCCCTACTTCCATCTTCTATTGTTGGAGCTTCGAAATCAGGATAATCTTCCGCTCTCACGGGTTCATATCCCTCTCTAATACGTTTAGACATATTAGATTTATCATCGTGTCCTCTAGTAGCTTCACGGATCCACCTGAACTTATATCCAGGAGGGGCGGCAGGTGCGTCTAACATAGACGGGGGTTGCCAAGGTTTTCTGCGAGTTTGAGAGTCTCGTGTCTCTGCAGACCTAGAGTTTCGGTCAGTGACTTGATTATTTTCTTCTGTCATATTTATACTCCTTGCTCAATATGTTTTGCATATTCTTCTAGTGGCACATCTAGTCTTTTAGCTATTGCTACTTGACTTGGTGTGAGTTTTATTTTGCGTGCGTTTTTCTTACCTGTAGCACCTCTGCTACTAGCAGCAACCTGTTGCACGGGGGCAGACTGCTCATTAGAAAACTTTTGAGGAAAATATTCCTTAATTTTATGATCAACTTGATTATAGTAATCATCGCTATTAGGGTCTACTCCTTCCTCGATTAATTGTCTATGTATTCCAAAAGCTGCGTAAGTCATAGCTTGATCATTACCAAACCATTCATTCTTTTCAGCCCAAGCTTCTGCTTTAGGGTCTGGCTGAGGATTTGGACTCGCTTGTTGATTAAACTGTGGAACACTTTCGACATATTCTTGTTCGTTAGAAACTTGCCTAGCTTGTTGCTGTGCAGAAAGTCTTCTAAGATTTTCAGCTTCAGCTGCACTCCTTGAAAGTTGTTCTGTTGCACTAGCAATTGCATCGGCGTCTCCTTGTTCTTGAGCATCTTTTAAAATAGATTTTGCTCTTTCAAGATCCGATTGTACTCTATTGTCGTACTCTTTGAAAAGGGAAGAATCCGAGTTTTTTAATTTTTCTTTTAATTGACTGTTACTATCATGCACGTTTTGTGCGTAATTTACAGCTTCATCTCGTTGCCTTTCCGCTTCTCTCATTTTATAAGTTAGCTTATCAATTCTTTTTTGAACGCTTTCGCTAATCTTATCTAGTTCATCATCAGAAGAAGTTTTAACTTCTTCCACCTGTATTTCTGCTGTATTTGATTCAACAACTGAATCATCTACATCAGCTTCTCTAACATCGACTTCCCCTTCAGGAAGTTCCAATTCTATTTTTTCTGCTTCTTCTTGCATGGTTTTCTCCACGTTTATGATAATATATCCTCAGGATTGTCAATAACTGCT